CCGTAACTATCAGTACCGCTCGAACTTCGTCGGACTCGGGTAATTAACTCCATAGTTTCCGTTTCCAATCGTCGAAGCCGACCTAAAAGTTTTATCTCGGTAGTAATTAGCTACCTCTACGTCGCTAGGGCTCATCAACACTTGGCGGCCAACAGCCCAGTTAGCGTACGACTGAGAAAACGGCCCTACGCTTTGTTGCTGGATACCAGCGGCAGCGTCGTCAGGGATAAGCACCGTGCGCACCACCATACCGGCGATAACAGCCACAACGTCGTCGGGTATAGTTGCCGAGCCGTGATCATAATTGACCCGTACCGGGGTGTAAGAGCCCAAGTCGTATAAAGACTGGAACCCGTCGTACGTGTAATCTAGCTCTACACCGTCAAGGTCGGTAACGCTATCTATCTCTATAACTGGGCGTTGTACAAGACGCACAACCCCGTCACGAGGGAACAAACGCACAACAGACGAGCTAACCTCAAACTTTTGTATAGCACGTTGTACAAACATAGACGAGGCGTCTTCAAGCCAAGCCGCCGCCTGAGTGTCCTCGGTGGCCGTCAGCTCGCGCCCTAAACGTGCCTCAATATCGGCAATAGTAGCCAGTGCCATTGGTAGCCCTCCAGATAAAAACTTGCGCGGCTGGGTGGGGGAGACCGGACTAGCCGACCTCCCCCAAACGAGTCAGTTACTAGGCAGGAACCGAAACGTACTTAACAACACCGGCAGCCTGGGTAACCTTTGCACCGTAAACGTTTAGTCCACGAACAATGTCGGCGAACTTGGTGGGGTTACGCAAAGACTCAAGCGAGTTAATCTGGTTAACAAACGCAACCGTAGAAGCGTGGTAACCAATAGCGACGGGCGCGGTTGCCTCGGCAAACAGTGGGGTCTCGAGGACTCCCATACCGTAAAGTCGGGCAATCTGTCCGTTACGAAGCTCGTCGGCAGAGCCAGCGCTAGACACGTCAGAGAGGCCAGAAATCAGCAAGTCGGCCATAGCTGGGTTAACAGCTACGAAACGGTCAGACGCGGGCACTTTACCAGCGGTCATCGTTGTACGGATTTTGAGCAGTGCCGCCTTTGCAAGGGCGAAGGTTGTCACGTCAACGTCATCGGCGTTACCGTCGGTTGCGCCAGCCAACATCTGAGTCAAAATGTACTCTTCAGCGTCCTCAGCAAGCGCGCGGCCGGCAGAGTCAACCCAGGGGCCAAACTCGCTAGAAGCCTGCACTTTGTCCACGTCGTCGACGTTTACAGAAAATGCTTTCTCCTGGTCGATAGCAAGCGAAACCTCGGTGTCGGCCAAGTCGGCGGCAGTAATGCTACGGTTAGCGCCAGCGTAGTCCACAATCGTGGGGGTTGTTGCGTTGATAATGTGCACCTGGTTACCGCGAGTAATCTCACCGGTAAACTGGGTGTTAAGGGTGGGGATAACCACCTGGTTGGAAATAAACGACTGGGTTACCCCTGCCGCCCAAATCTCGGGAATAAATTTGTCAATAGCCATTATTAGCTACCTTTCTTTTTAGGGTTTTCCCATCAAAGAATCTAGGCGACCGTCATTACGGGCCGCCAATATCTCGGACGGTTTCATACTTTGTAATTCTTCACGCGATCTAACTTGCGCGAGAGAACTGTTACTACCTCGTGCGCCCTGCCCTAAATCGGGTTTGGGTGCCTCGGTGTTGGTACTGTGAGCCTCTACCCACGTCGCAATAGCGTCGCTGTCAACGTCACCGTTATCGTGAATAAAAGCCGTCCTATCAAACTGTAAAATAGAGTCACCGTTAAGGCTTTTGCCTTTTAGTGACGTTTTTAGTTCGGCCTCTACAAGTTTCTCGGCGTACTCCATACTCACCGACCGGCGTGTGTCCTCTTTAGTTTGCTCGATTAGACGCTCGTGCTCTGTGAGTTGAGCTTTACGCAAGTCTTCCAATTCCTTAGCGGCCTCAGAATGGCTTTTACGTAAATCCTTCAACTCTTTAAGCTCGGCTCGTTGCTTAGCTAAAGTTTTGACTAGCGGGTGATCTTGTGGGTACTCGTCAAGGTCTACAGTCTCGGCCGTTTCAGCCGTGCCAGTATTGTCCCCAACGGTTTCGATATTTTCATTTTCGTCTTGCGACATAGGGTTTACCTTTCCATCTCGGAATAGATAAGGCTCATCTCGAGCCTGAACCGACCAGTGTGGCCGGAAAACTATACAGCGGTATCTAGTACCGCCGGAATATCTGACGGGCCCGTAAACTTTTGGTTACGCCACGTCAAAGTAGGCCCGTACTCGCCGTGCTCGCGCACCGCAATAATTTCGGTAAAGTCTGCCAGGCGTTGCTCGCCGTCGTACTGAACAAACTTACCAATACCCGCCGCTCGCGCTCCACGATCGGAAACGCCCAGCTGGGCCTCTAAAGCCTCGTGGATACTGTCTAAACCTGTCTGGTTGATAACTTGGCCAGGGTCAAAGTCACCGTAAATAGGTTCCTCGCCACAATCGCAACCAGGGTGTATAGGTTTTAAGTCGTTCACTCGGTAACGTTGCGTCGAAGCAATCGCACACAGCGCACAGTTTTCGCTACCGGTCAAAACGCGACGGTAACCAACAATATTAGAGTTACCCAGACGTTGCCGACGGCCAGCCTCACGACTCGCCAACTGTATATCGGTCTCTGCAATACTCGAAGCACGCGCCGCGCCTTGTTCCACAGCGGTACGCAACAACTGGTTACTAGACAACGCCGTATAAGTCTCAACAAAAGGGCGACGGTACACCTCAGCGGTTACAGCACCGTTACGTAACGTTTCGTCTGTAAGGTCTCGAGGTCTCACCGCGACCGGGGTAAAGCTTTCCCCGTTAGCTTTAGCAACCTCTTGGTAGTAAACGGCTTGTAATTGTGCCGCTTGAGACTTGATACCGTCAATCTGTGGCCCAACAAGGTTTAGGTAACGCGTTACGTCACTATCGCGCCACGATCCAAGTTGCCTAAAAAGGTTGCCCGCTAAAACGCCAGCGCCACCTACTAAACGGGTGTTTAGCCGGTTGTAGCCGTCTGTCAGCTCGGCTAAGGTAGCCATTACGCCTCGGGCAAACCGTCAAGCCGGGTAAGCTCGTTGTAACGAGTCCCAAAGACGGCGGCGGTTGGCTCCCAAGTGTTGCCGACAATCTCCCAGCGACGAACTTGTACAGCCGGGTTGTTAGCCGTGCCAGTAATGGCAAAGTCGCTACCCTCGATACCCAAAACGCCACCGGTCATAATATGCTCGACTTGACCAATACCCTGGGCAAACTCTACAACATCACCGTTAGCAATGTCACGGAAAACGTTTACAACTTGCTCACCGTCAGACGGTGCCTCAATCGCTGGGCCAGCGGGAACCCCAAGCAAAGCCTCGGTAAGTAACGTCTCGCCAGCGCGTTGCATTTCCATCTCGTCAATTTCAGCGGGCGAGAACTGGCCAATAAGCGCCATACGCGACCTAAACGGAATATCTTGGAACTTCGAGTTAGCGTCGGCCCGCTCAGACATAGAGTAACGCTCGGCAGGTTTCCACAACGGCTCGAGGTCGAGCAAAGCGGCCCGAGTCTCGTCGCCCATCCAACGGAAAAGCAAAGACATAACCTTAGACCAACCAGGCGAAACCCTGGCGATACGATCCTCAGCTTTAAACACAAGCCCCTCGCGGGCCAACTGTGCACCCTCAGCGCTACCGTTAGCGCCCTCAGGGGTAAAATAGTGCATAGGTGTACGGGTAACCGCGGCAAAGTCTTGTATATCGGCGCGTACAGCCTGCAAAATACCGCTAATGTCAGCTTGACCAAGCTCTTCGACGTCAGCGCCCTCGGGAATCATCCACAAAGAGCCAGCCGAAGACTCAAACATACCGTTATAGTCAATCTCGTTACCGTCGGCGTCGTGCGTAGGGAAATCGCCCTTTAGTACGCGCTGCCTAAACGCTTGCGTCGTAGCAATAATTAGACGCTGCAAAATCATGTGGTTAACGCGGTCGATAATGTCCAGGTACGGCTCATACTCGCCGCGCTCGTCAGCGTTAGTAAACTTGACTAGGGGAACCTCGCCTAGAGGGTTAGTGGTCTCACCGACCAACTGGTAACCGTCAGGGTCGAAAATGTTTTGGTCGGAAGGCTTGGTAAACACCTCGATAGTGTCCACGCCGTACCAATACAAAAAATGCGAGCTATTCTCGCTAAAAACCTTAATAGCCTCTAAGACGTTAGACGGCTCTGTAGGCGACGTACGGCCATAAACTTGGCGCGGGTCTTCTACGGTCACTACCGGGTATTGCGAGCCCTCAGGGTACCCCACAAGGGCGTAGCCGGTACCAAAACGCAACATATACGAATGTAGGTCGGCGCTCAAGTAATCTAAATGGTTAGCTTTCCACAACCGGCGGGCCTCACGGTCGCCGTTGTCGTCATCTTCGGCACCCGTACGAAAACCGCCAATAACCATACGCTCTCGAACGGCCGCCACCGACAACTGTGCCAAGTTTAGACGGCTTTTACGTTGGAAACGACGGTAAGCCCTCGACTGGCCCTCGGCGCTCTCGGGTAGAGGCGCGTCACCGTCGTAATAACGCTCCAAAAGGGCGTAGTGGCTTTGTTTACGTGCCAAACTCTTTACGAGAGCTTGTTGGCCGTTAGTAAGCTGAGTAGCCATAAAATTAGTGTCCTATCGTATGCGACGGGGGATAAAAGTGGATCGTGTGGCTTCACCTTTGGAGAGGGCTATTAGCCGTGCCTGGTACGCCAACAAAGCACCTACAGCCGCGTCGATTTTGTCCCTGCTTTCAGGGTGTGCTTTAGCAATAGTGATACCCGAGCGCCCAATACGGCGTCGAGCGTTAAGTACGTGGCGGGTCAACGCCAAAGAGCCGTCGTGTGTTAATTCTTTATCAACCACGGCGCTAGAAAATTGTTCAACAGCTCGGACAACAAGGTAAGACCGGTTGCCAGTCATCCACCACGCGATCGGGTTGGACTGGCTTGCCTTAGCTTTAAGTTTTTTGCCGTAAGACGCTTCCCACTTGGCTACGTAGCTCTCCCAGCGGGCCGGGTCGGCAAACATACCGACCACGTTGTACGTTTCAAACGCTTTAGTAACCTCATAGTCGACTTCGTCAACCGGTACAGCCCACTCGTCACCGGCTGGGCCGTTAGGCTGCTCCCACACTTTAATCTCGAATAGGTGGCCGTCAGAAACTCGGCAACCAATAAGAGCGGTAGCGTCAGTAACACCACGAGCGCGTTTACGCGAACCGTCAAAGCCCAAAGTAATATCGTCGTTAGGTTTTACCACAGTTTCGGCGTAGCAACTATTCCACTCGGCTGCCGTTATCCAAGCGTCACGGGCCGAGGTTGGTTGGTTAAAATAGTAACGGCGTGAGTCTTGCGGATCGTTACGCGGGTCGTAAATCTCGTCCACGATACGGTCTAAGTCCATCAGGTCAGCAAACGGCCCGTAAGACTCTCTAAGCCCGGCGCGCACTTGCGCCTCGTCGGCCATATCTAAATCAGGCTCGGCCTCGCGGTGGTCAAAAAATAGACGCTGCCGTTTAGTCTTGCCCTCGGTAATTAGCTTAGCGAGCTCGTGAGTTTCCTCAGCCACCGACTTCTCCCCCGGCAGATACATAGTCGACGTTTCCAGCGACCACGGCTCAGCAATTTTACGCTTAGCAAGGTTACGCCTAACCGTCTGATACATACGTTTTAACTCGGGCCGGTTATATAAATGGGTTTCGTCAAAAACCACCATTGTCTCTTTACCGCCGTCTTTGGCGCTATTGCTCGCGGTCGACGGGATAATCTCGCCGCCACCTGGCAAAAATATACGTGACAACCCTGCCGCGTCACGAGGCAACCCCTCGCCTAGCGGGCCCTCGGTTAGGTTGTAGTGCACGTTGTCGTAAGTGTTACCGGCTTGGCCTTCCTCGGTAGCCAAACAACGAATAACCGGGGCCGTAACAAACTGGCCCATAACTTCACCCTCGCTATACGTGTATAGCAAACCGTCACGCTCAAACGTTTCCCCACCATCAGCCCAACCGGCAAACCGAGCCGGGCCCATAGCTTCAAACAAAACAATAAAGCCGGCAAGCTCAGACTTTGCCCGACCCTTAGCGCGAGACAAAAAAGCCGAATCGTAAAGCCTACGCCCGTTACCGTCTAACGCGTAAACGTCAACAATAAACGCCGTAAACTCGTCATCTAACTCAACCTGTAAACCCTGGACGTCACCGGGGCCGTGGACGCAAAACGTCTCAACCCACCACACAGCTAACCAGCCGAGCGAACGCTGCCGATCGTGGTCAGCGGCTCTAACAAGCTCACGCATTTAAAAGGCGTTGCCGGCGGTCGTCGAGATTATCGACAGGCGCAAGCGTGGTCACTTCGTCCTCAGGCTCTACGTAACGTATGCGTAGATCGCGCCTCGAGTCCACCGTGGTACCCATAATTTTCTCGCGTTGCCGTAACTCGGACATAGCAGACACCACACCGGTCACAGCTTGCGCGTGAATAAGAGCCGTATCTAAACAGAACGCCCAGTCGCTCGGCGACCACAAAACACAATGGGGCATAGTCGTAACCGCCGTGTACCACGTCAAAGTTTGAGGCGGTATCGGGTGTACCGTAATATCGCCCGCTTTATTTACGATCTCTCGCACTTCGGGCAGGGCCGGCACAACACCGGCAAAAAGCGTGTTAGGTACGTCAGTCCAATCGACGGTCGGTTTATGCCGTGTTACCGTTGGACGGTCAGTAGGTTTACGACCACTCATAACCATTTTGTTACCTCGTCTCGAGCATAACGGCGCGTCTCGCGCCTAACGTTGCAAAGCCCAGTCTAAATACAAGACACCGAGCTTACTTTTACGGTAGGGCTTGCCTGTAACCGTAATAAACCTGCCAGCCGGGTAAAGCTCAACCTTGAGACTACCGGCCCTAAATCTGTAACCCTTGTCCAGGTCACCATAACCCCAGACGTGTAACCCGCGACCCGAAGGTGAAAACTCGCTATAAGTCTCCCCAAAACCGGCAACAAAGTTGGCCGCCTCAACGTCCACAACCCCGTCAGTAACACAATCGTCTAAATCAACACAAACAATACCGTCGCCGTTTAGGACAAACCCGAACCCGTCGCCCTTGTCACAATCAACGACCTCGCCATAACTCGCCCAAGCAAGCTCGTCGTGAACCGACACAGCCCAACCGCCAACAGCGATAGGTCGCTTCTCGCGGTGTCGAACCCAGCGAGGCAACCGGCGCAACTCGACCGGGATAGGGTCAAGCTCAGCCCGCAACTCTGCAACGATAGCCGCCGACCTACGACGATCGCGGTGAGCCTGCACCCGGCAAGCGCCACCACAAAACCTACGAGGGCGACCAGTAGCCGCGCTTACAAAATCAACACCGCACACCATACAAGTAGCCATACCCCGAGTCTAGGGTGTAACGAAACTCAACGCAAGTACCAAAAACGCCTATCTACAGTCCTGGGAAACTACACCCTCAAACAAGCCACCGAAATACGTGTACGCCCGTCAGGCAAGCCCACACGGCCTCACAAGGGGTAAAGGCTGGAGAATTGCACGCACAGGAAACTACA